TGCGCCGCACGCATCACCTGCACGGCCTCGAACAGCTCCCGCTCGACGATCGGCTCGTGCTCGCCGGGATAGCTGCTGGCCTTGTGCCGGATCTCGCCCAGATAGACCCGGTTGCCCAGGAGATGGCCGAGCGATCCGCGCGCGAAGGCAATGCCCCCGCGCCGGGAGCCGTCTGCGAGCGTTCGCTGCTTGGTGACCATGCCGCGCGCCGACAGTTCGCCAAGCAGCGCCGTGAAGCTGCCCAGTTCAAGGTAGCGGGAGAAGATGAAGCGCACCTGTTGCGCCTCCAGCGGATCGACCACAAGCCGTCGCGCCTCGACCCGGTAGCCCAGCGGCACCGGCCCGCCCATCCAGATCCCCTTGCGCTTCGAGGCCGCGACCTTGTCGCGTATGCGCTCGGCGGTCACCTCGCGCTCGAACTGGGCAAAGGACAACAGCACGTTGAGGGTGAGCCGGCCCATGCTGGTCGTGGTGTTGAAGGACTGGGTGACGGAGACGAACGAGACGCCGTTGCCATCGAAGATCTCGACGATGCGGGCGAAGTCGGTCAGCGAGCGCGTCAGGCGGTCGACCTTGTAGACGACGACCACGTCAATGGCCTTCGCCGCAATGGCGGCCAGCAGGGCCTTGAGCGCCGGGCGCTCCATGGAGCCGCCGGAGAATCCGCCATCGTCAAAGGCGGTCTTCACCAGCGTCCAGCCCTCGTGGCGCTGCGAGGCGATATAGGCCTCGCAGGCTTCGCGCTGGGCGTGCAGGGAGTTGAAGTCCTGCTCGAGGCCCTCGTCGGTCGACTTGCGGGTATAGACGGCGCAGCGCAGCGTGCGGGGCCTGGTGCTCATGGGTTGGCCTCCATGCCGACGGGATGGACCTTCGGCGGCCGGCCCCGCCGGCGCGCGGACGGGGGCGTGGCGACCAGAGGGGATGCAGCCCCGCGGGATACTTGCCTCGCTGGCGCGGGCGTCTCCGGCATCGCCACGGCCGGCGATGACGCGCTGTCAGCCCTGCGGCGCGACGCAGGCCTCTTCAGCCCGAAGAACACCCAGCCGTTCCAGTGTCGCCCGGTGATGGCGTTGGCGACAGCGCTCAGCGTCGGATAGACGGTTCCACCCCACAGGAAGCCGCCCTCGACCACGGTGACGGCCTCGCTGCGGCCGTTACACTCCCGCACGAGGACGGTGCCGATCTGCAGGCTGTTGGTGGGAAGCGGTGGCACAAGCGGACGCGGCTTGCGGTGCGGGCGGCCCTGTCCCTGCGCCCCGTCCACAGGCTCGTCCCCGCCGGGCCCTGCCCGCGCCTGCACGATGCGGGCAGCAACCCGGTCGAGGAAGGCCTCGTGCCGTGCCGCAAGGTGCCCATGCCGTTCGGCCTGCCGCTGGAAGGCGATCATGCCGATCAGGAGAGCCCGCGTCAGACCGGGGCCCGGATGGCGCCGGAAGGTCCGGCGCCAGATCGCTCGCAACTCATGGATGGTCGCACGGCGCAGCCCCTGCAGGTCGAAGGCGTCATTGTCAGTGGGGGCTGCCTCGGACCGCGCCTCTGCCTCCGAGGTCGAACCCACGTTTTGCGCTCCGGTCATCATCGTCCCTCACCCGCCGTGACCGGGGCAGGCGGACAATCGACTGGCGTCGCAGCAGCGTCCCGATCTGCCACGCGATAGACGGTGATGCCGTCGCGCTGTGAGCGCATCACGATCTGGCCTGCCTTGCGCAGGCCCGAGAGGAAGGCCCGGATCGAATGGGCCTGCCAGCCCGTCACCCGAGCGATCTGCGCCATCGTGGCCCCTTCGCAAGCACGCAGCAGGGCCAGAACGGCATCCCGCTTACCGCCTGCGCACGGTTTGCCGGGCCAGCGGGGACCACAGGCAACCGGGCGGCAATCGTCCGGGTCTTGGTCGGGTGGATCGTCTCCACCCGATGCGGCCGGCGGCTCGGGCGGGGTGGCCACGCCCAGCGCCGCGCAGGCCACATCGGTGATCACAAGGGCCTCGGCCTCTCCGTCCTCCCTGCGCCGCCAGACCGGCATGCCCGCCGTTGCCGGGACGATCCGCACCAGCTGGCGCCTGACCAGGGTCCGCGCGAAGCATTCCGCCGCGGCCCCGTTCAGGGTCGGCGGGATGGTCACAGCCCCGTCCTCGCGCTGGAGCGCACGCGAGAGCGTGACGAGCTGGGTATCGGTCAGGCGGGTCATGGCATCCTCAGCGGGCAGCGACGGCCCTGCGCCGTCACTGCCGCGACCCCGCAGCGGCCTGCCATTGCCGGCAAGAAGGCGGGGTGGGGAGCCTGCGCCAACCAAGGCGCAGCACCAGCAATGCGTCACACCCCCCGGAAGTCGAGCGCAATCTTCGCCTGCGGGCGCCGGCGACACTGCGGAGGCGCCACGGGCCGGCCTCGCCTGCCAGACCTTGTTGGCCTGCCCTTGAGCCACGCCTTGCCGACCTCAATAAAGCGGGATGCTCGCCCAGCTCAGGCCAGAGCGGCGACTGCGCTGCGTGATCCAGCCCAGCGCCTGCGACAGCGCATCAACCTGGTCATCATGCGCGCCGTTGGGGAAGGCTGCGGTCTCCTGGAGAAAGTCCTCCGCCGAACTCCGCCGGCTCTTCGGTCGGCCACACGGTTTGCCCGATTGTCCCGGCTTGAGGCGCGTCGCAACCGGTGGGCGGCCATAGCCCACCGCTTGACACGCTGGACCGGGTTCCTGGACGCGCTCCTGCTTCACAACCGTGGGCGCGTCTGGCTCGTCTTGCCTGTGACGGGCCATCAGCAGTCCTCCCGTCGCAGCGTGTCGAAGAGGACACCTGTCACACCATGCACGGCCCTCTTCCCGCTCGCCTTCTGCCAGCGCCGCACCGCCGCATCGACATAGAGTGGATCGATCTCCATGCAGCGCGGCACGCGCCCGGTCCGATCTGCAGCAATGAGCGTGGTTCCGCTCCCGCAGAACGGGTCGAGTACGAGGTCCCCACGGATGGAGCAGTCACGGATGGCATCGGCCACGAGCGCCACAGGCTTCATCGTTGGATGCAGGGCCAGCGCCCGCTCCCGCCCGGCTACCGGCGCATTCAGCCCCGCGTGGTCTCAGACATTGCTGCGCTTGCGCCCGTGACGTCCGAGCTGGACATTGTTGACATGCGGCGCCGGTCCATGGCGGAACACCGCCACGAGTTCGTGCTTCGGGCGATAGAGGCTTCCCATTCCGCCATTGCTCTTGTTCCAGACGCACAGGCTGAGAAGGCTGTCATAGAGGCCGCGACCGGCCTCAAGCAGCTCGCGGATATGCTTCCAGTCCATGCACAGGAAGTGAACGCTCCCTGTTCGGGAGAACGCCACGAGCTGCGCGATCACCGCGCGCAGGAAGGCGACGAACTCCTCCTCCCCCATCTCCCCGCTCGCCATCGCGAACTCCCGATGCCTGTTTCGGCCCTTACCGCTAACATGGCCATCGATCGGCACGTTGTAGGGCGGGTCGGCAAAGACAAGGTCCGCGACGTCGTCCACCATCAATGTCCGGTAGGAGACCTCGGAGCGCGCGTCACCACACGCCAGTCGATGAGGCCCAAGCAGCCACAGGTCGCCGGGGCCCGAGACGGCCAGCGCAGGATCGGGCTCGACCATGTCATCGATGCCGTCCGGCTCGTCGCCCCCGCTCAGGATCTCGAGCGTCGCATCGATCTCCCCCATCGCGAACCCGGTGACCGAAAGCTCGAACACCTGCTCGAGTTCGAGAAGCGCCTGGAACTCCAGCGCCAGCTGCCGAGGATCCCAGGTTGCATTCTGCGCGATCCGGTTGTCGGCCAGCAAATTGGCCCGCTTCTGCGCCTCGTTCAGATGCTCGACCCGCAGCACCGGGACCTGAGCGAGCTTCAGAAGACGAGCCGCCTCCAGCCGACCATGGCCAGCCAGCACCCTGCCCTGCTCATCGACCAGGACCGGGGCGATGAAGCCGAACGTATCGATGCTGCGGGCGATCTGCCGGATCTGGCTCTTCGAATGGCGCCGGGCATTGCCGGCGCTGGGAACGAGCGCGTCGATGCATGCGCTCTCGATGACCCGCGTCATGCGAGCCTCCTTGCTGGGGGATAGACGGAACACGAGACCACGACGCAGCCTGCTGCAGGCCCGCCAGCCTCGGCGTGGACCAGGCGCGCCGAAGCCTACCCATGCAGGTTCGGTCGACATGCCCGGTGCCCCTCAGGCGTCACGCCATCGCTGGACGCTGCCGCGGCAGGCGACATCGCCAGGCTGCTAGCCGGTCAGCTTTCGGCCGATGTCGATCCACCGCGACAACGTGGCCTGAGGGCCGCCATCCTGCCCGCCCGCGCCGACCCGGCAGGAGTTGCAACGCCCTTGCCACAAAGCACCGGGTGCTGTTTGCAGATCCGGTATAGTCGGGGGCCTCCGAAGTCGGGGAACGCGCTGCGATCCTGATTGCCGACCGGCAGCTCAGCCAGAGGGTGTCTGCCTTCGTCGATCTCCCGATCGGCGAACTCGATCTTGCCCCGCTCAAGGCAGAGCTTGCAGCCATTGGCCGTCTCGATGGGGCAACGCCAATGGCATTGGCGAGCCAAGCGACATGACGCCGAACGCTCCCGGACATGTGGGCTGTTGGTCGGACTGGCGGAGCGCCTGCCGGCCGCCGGGCGGCTCCCATGGCAACGCATCGGCCTTTCCGTGCCGCCTGATCGGGTCAATCCACTTTGGCGGCCTGATGTGCAGCAACTCACTTCGGCCTGAGAAGCAGCAGCGCCAGCGTTGCCAAGACCCCGACTGCGGCAGTCAGCCAGATCGCCTGCAGGCCCCATGCGGCCAGCGCTGCGCCGAAGATTAGCGGAGCTGCGGC